AACCGTATCAGTGACAACCTTGTCAACAACCTTACGCATTATATTTTTTCCAAGCCACATAAGCAAAGGAGCGATTAACACAATCAAACCTATAACCCCATAGATTAAGTCAGAGTTATTGTTAGTCCCTATCGCTTCAGCTATTTGCTTGACCTCTTCTGGCTTCATTGTATCTTATATTTCTGTAAATAATTTTCCACCCAAATTTGAACATCTACTGCCGTCCGTTTGCTGGTGTAGGTGACTTACTCACCTTTACTGACTTATTAGTTTTCATAATATAATAGTTTAGTTATTCCACTCTTTCTCTACCTTCTCCATGATCTTCATCAGAACATCTTCATTGGTAGCATCTTTCAAGTATAAAATGACATCTGAAACATTCTTACCAAGAGCAGTTCGGTCTTCCAGGTAGTATAAGATACCATCTGGCATTGTACCTATTATCTTGTAGAACCCAGCATCCTTAACCAATGCTCTGATCTTTCTTGTCTCCGGATCTAACTCTGCAGCATCTATAAATGTTTTAGCTGCGCGCTTCTTATTTTTCTCCACCCCTAGTCCGTTGATGTAGTTGTCCATATTCTCGTACATTACATCAAGAGGTGTGCTCTTTTTATACTGAGCACTATGAGCATCCGCTAATTTACATACCTGCATAAACATAGATCTGTTATTTTCATATAACTCATCAAGTAATCCAAGTGCCTTGTTACGAAGTTTCTTAACTTCAGTTCTAGTTTTAACAGTGTTAGCCAGTTTATCTAAATAAAACTTTGGTGGCTTCTGTGATCCGCGAGCTTCTTCAAAACTCTTAGCCACTATACTAAAACCTCCTGCCTCGATAGCTTTAATAATAATATATTGATGTGGATCTTCTGGGTCTAAGTATTGTACATTGTTTCCACAACGTACACTAAATTGTTTCCAAAAATCATGATTACTTGGTTTAAGTGTAACTATCTTATTCCAGAAATCTTCATCATCTACTTTAACATGGTTATCTCCTAGCATAGCTTCCAGTCGAGATACTTCCTTTCGGATATGTTTAATCTCAGCTTTTTGTAAGCTTTTGTCCTTCATACCTTGAATATATGAAGAGAACTCATCTAAACCATTTATGTAGCGATCTACGCCATTTCTAGTTATACATGCTAGATCTTCTTCGTGGTGAACCTCTGGGAAGAGTACCATACCGTAATTTTCGAGACCCATGTTCTCTACTTGTCCTTCGATATAAGGACGGATAGCTATCGCTCCGACTTGTGTTAATTCTTGAGTGTCTGTGCTCATCTTGTTGGTTTTTGTTAGTTTATAAACAGTACTAAGTGAGGGCTGCCAATCCTCTTAAACAGGCGTGTACAAAGTAAAAAAGGCAGAAGGCTTTTGTAGCCTCCTGCCAGTAAGTATATTCTCTAGAATGTTCCTCCCGTAATTGGGTTTCTCATTACAATTTTTAATACTTTAGTCGGATCCTTCACCCAAATAGCTGGGTAACATTGCGACATGAATACACGGTATCCATTGAAGTTTCCAGAAGACTGGAATCCTTTAGAACGTCCCATGTAATCCATTGTACCATTTTGGTACCACCATTTCAACTCAGAATCCCACTTAGTCTTCAACATGTAAATGTTGTCGTTAGTGTTCTCTGTGATGTCAAAGATGATGAAGCTATATGAGCTTAATGGGAACCCATCAATCTTAGGGTTCTCAATATCGTTCGTGTGAACGTTATCGAAAGCCGGGTTGATTACGAACTCAACGTTCGCTAAGAATGGAATCACATACGAAGTGTATGAGTATCCGAATCCTAAATGCATTCCTTGACCTTTGATTGCACCTACACCGTCTTTCTCAGCAGCTTGGATTACAAGTCCTGAGTTGGCAGCTTCACGTTTGATCGCTTCGTTAACCATTCTCATTCCTCCCATTCCAGTCTGAACGACTAGGTTTCTCATTGGATCTGGACCTTCAAACTCAACTCTTCCTGCGAAGAAGTTATACAACTCAGATCTAAACAATTCTAAAGAGAATGTCGCTTTGTTGTAAATACGTTTAAATGAGCTGTCTAATTGCTTCCAAAGACCAACTGATAATCTCATATCATCTGGACCATCTTGCTTAAGACGACCACCGTGTCCCCACATAAGATAAGACTCAATATCTTGAGCAACTTTGCTTAAATGAGCAGCTTCTAAAGAAGTAAGGAATGTTCTAGAAAGATCACCATTGGCAATTGCTTTCTTAGTCCAGCTCTCACCTTTCATTTTCATAATATCTTCAATACTATTTACTGAAGGGTTGTTTGACGTATCGTTGTCAAAGTTTCTCCAAATCTCAGTAACAGGAATAGTTCCGTCAGCATTAAGACCGCCTTTATTCATCATTGCAGCTCTTGACGAGATGCTATAGTGAACGTGAGCCTCAGAGTTTCCTACGTAGTTGTAAAACTCTCTAAATCCAGCACCTGTCTGAATATCTGAGAATCTTTCTCCGTATTCCCCTCTAGCAGAACCTTTTCTGAAAAATTTAGTTCCGTTAGCCAAATATATATTGTCTAAGAATTTGTAGTTGTCATTGTTTACCAACTGAACCGTATAGATGAATCCATCTCCCATTGGAAGAATGTCTTCTGTTGGTACTACGAAAAGCTCACAACCGTTATACTTGTCATAAGTGATAATATCACCATGTCCGAAGTCACGTTCGTTAAGTTTAATCTTGAAGGTTGTCCCATCAAGACCTTTTGTTACATTACCTGGTTCAATGTCCTCAATGATATAAGGAAGTTCCTGTGAAATAGGAGTTTGCCATTTATATTCACCTTTTACATTATCAACCTCGATAATATTCTCTCCACCGAATGAAGACATTTGATACAGTGGCATCTCCACCTTTTGACTCATTGCCCAGATATCTACGGGGCCTAAATCTTGTGGTTCAGCATCCTGCAACATGTTCATTAAATGGTAAGAATCAACATGAGAGCTTGCCTTATAGGTCGTATCTCTCAAGAAAATCCCGTTATTAAAAACTGGAGTTGCCATAATTGTGATAGTTTAATTTATGTTTATTTATTTGTTATTATTTTTTACGTGCGAAGAAATTATTCTTCTTACGTTGTATTCCATCCCCTTTGTTAATTGGTCGTTGGTTATTATCAACTTCTTCCGGTATAGAGGAGCCACCGGCCTTACTTGAAGATGCTTCTGTCTTAAGTGTCCTTACGGTCTCAGCAACAGTTTCTTTATTATTAACCTCTCTTACTTTCTCACGGTAGCCTTCAGGATCTGCAAGTAGATATAATGCTTCAGCTACAAGTTCGTGATTTGGTTCTACCCATTGATACTTCTCGAGCAATGCACCTAAGAGGTTAGTGGACTTACCAGAGATAGATGGATATTTAGGATTAACTAAGCCTTCATAAAGCATATTCTGAACATTACCATCCAACTCTAAATCATTCACCTTCCCTTTCTCAAGTACATCATATACACTATCCATGTATCCTTGCATTTGAGAATGCTTTTGTTTATTTGACGTTTCTTGTTGTTGAAGCTTTTGCTGAACAACGCTTTCTTGCATTTGATCTAACTTGGGTTTGAATCTTTCAGCTTTCTCTTCAAGTTCGCCTCGATCTTTAAGCTTGTTAATTTCTGTTTCAATCTCTTGAGATGATCCGTAATTAGTAGCTTGGTAGTATTGTCTAACGGCATATTCTTGCCCATCTTCAGTAGTAATATCAACTTGTCTCATTTCCTCTGAAGCCGCAAGAGCTTGAAATAATGCAATCTCATCTTGACCACCTTGAGCAACGTAATGATATGCTTGTTGTAGTCTTGGACTTAATGACTGAAAGAATGCTGCTTCAACATCTTTCTGTATAGTATCATTGTTGTTTTTAGCATTCATTTCGAAAAGCTCTACAAAATCCTGTTCTTTATATTTAGAGAAATCTTCTTCTCCTTTAAAAGGCTGAATCAATTTCTTTTCATATAATTGTTTTGCAACAGCTTCCATTGTAGTTGGTCTACCGCCTAAATTCTTATCATCTGCAGAATCAATCTTAACATCCACATCAAGGGTTGCTGCGATTGCTTCTGGAGAAAGCTCACCTGGCTTATCCTCTTCCTCAACAATTGGTTTGTCTTCACCTTCTACAAGAGGTTTATCCTCTTCTTCAACTGGTGATTTATCTTTCAGATCTGCAGCATGTTCTGCTGCAGGTTTATCAAAGAACTCTTTATTCTCTTTACCAGGTCTATCAAAGATATTCTTAGATGGACCATCTTCCCCTGGTGTCATTACACTAGCGGCACCTGTTCCGAAAATGTCATCTAGGTTGTCAATCTCGACTTCACTTACGACTGTTTCATTTTTTGTACTCATATGTTGTTGGTTTAGGTACGAACTGTTATTAATAATATACTCAAAATTAAACAAATTAAACCTGTAACATTTAACAAACTCCTACTTAGACTCTAAAAATATTCTATAATATAGCTACAGATTATTTTTTATCCTTTTTGTTAGGTTTTTTCTGGTCATATTGGTTCTTATTCTCTCGAGCAATTTGTAAATCTTTATCTTTAAGTTCTCTTTGAAGATCCATCTCTTCACGCTTCATGTTTTGCTTACTTACATTTTCAGCTTGTCTATTAGACTCTTTAGTCTGCTGCATATTAATTTGCTCCTGAAACTGCTCAGTCTTTTTAAGTTCAGTCATAGCATCAACAAAGTCAGACTGCTTATTCTCGTTGAGATCTTGCATAGCACCGAATCCAGAAGCTCTAATCTCAGCAACCAAGATGTCTGTACGACTCTTATTTTCCTGAAGAGATAGGTCATGATCATTAGCCATTTGTAGTTCTTTACTACGTTGTTCCATCTCCTTCTCTTTCATCTGCTGCTCATGCTGCATTGTTTCTTGACGCTGAGCTATTTGTTTAGCCTCAATATCTTTAAGTACGTTATTAAGCGTACCCACAGATTCAGCTTGAACAATTGGTCCAAGATCATAAATACTTGCTCCACCTTGAGCTGTGCTCTGTTCAGCCATAGCTCTCATCTTCTCCAGTATATGTCTGTGATTAGCTTTAGTAACACAATAGACATTAATATCACGGAGTAGGAGATCGGTACCATTCATCTGGAAATTAACTCGTTCGTCAGTAGAAGTCATTGTCTGTAACCTAACCGATGGGTTAGTGGACTGATAAAATTGCGCTAAATCAGTTCTCATTTGATGCACTCTTGGCATTAACTCATCTGAGTGTTGTTTGAAGTAAACTTCAGTTTGTGCATAAGAACCTGATACTGCTTGCTCAACTCCAGTAGCTGTTTCATACTGTCCTATTTGCTGACCCATGCGTTGAGGGTTAACCCCTACTACCTGGAATGCTTCTTGCTTAAAGTAATTACCCAATTGGATACGACTCATAAGTCTACTGGTCTGTTCCATATTTAATGTCTGGAAGTGACCAAATTGTGTAGCATTTTCAGTATTGGCTATACTTGGATCTAATGGTAAGATCTGAAAATCTTTCATAGCAACGTATGCCTTAGCATAGTTACCTTTACCCCAATCTTCACCTAATGAATGCCGAGGCAACGCATTCTGATCAATCATGATAATCGTACCTAATTCATCAACTAAGATGTCAGCAATTTGGTTGTTGACAATGTTAAATCCTATCTGGAATGGTTTCATTAAATCCACAAGCGCATTGGATCTTGTATTACGATCAGAGAATACGCGTCCTTCTACTGGTAGTTTACAACCATAAAGAGTCTTATCTCCTTTAAATTGAAACTTGAGTGGTCCAGGTTGATTCTGGTTGATTCCTAAATATATAGGATTTATTCCACCTGGAGATGTCATTCCCCAGAAGCTTGGATGATTAGGTCCAATCTTATGTGTTCCCCATGTTTGATTAATCCAGATCCAGTCGATATGCTGTCCGAATACGAGAGTACGTTTATCCTTATTGTTGATTAACTGATTATTATAGATCGGTGTATTAGTTACCTTATAGTCTTCAGTAATAATAGCAGTAATGGTATCTCCATCTTCTGTTTTCTCAGTAAGATGACCTACACGCATTTGGGATTTCCAATAAGCCGTAGTTACACGTAATAAATGAGCTGTCCCTAGATCATTATAGTCTTCTGATTCTCCGAGTATTCTATTAACAATATCTCCACCTTGATGTTCAAAGTTATCTGACATAGACAGAAACTGTCGATAAGCTAGTGATGGAGGATTAGCCGTATTCCATTCATGTGATTTGGTAGCATCATAGTAAGATCCATCATTCTGCATACCCGTAATCGGGTACCCTGCAGATCTTACGGGATAGATGGACTCAATTGATTCTAATTGAGACTCTGTCATTAACCAGCCAAACTGGTCAATTATATCAGCTGTAGTCATCATCTCAGTCTTACCTACGAAATTACTATTGGAGATATAACGTTCACTTGGGGACTTATGGTAAAATGTCAGAGCAGGGTTCCATAGCTCAATATCATAATCATCTTCATACATCTTGAAGTGCCAGAACTCACGATCCGTAATAAGGGAATCTCTAAATCCGCGCTCCTCTAGTTCGTCCATTGAGAACCGAGCCTCATCCACAGTGTGTTGATGAGAGGCCCATTGTTCAGCTAACGTACGATAATCTTTTGTGAAGAACTTCTCAATCTCAGGAAGAGTCTTAAGCTTCTCTGGAGAAGTCTCCTGCTGCATCTGTTGTTGAAACTGGGGATCATTAGGATCTGCACCAGCATCAATCATCTTTTGCATCATATTCATCTCAGCCTGTTTTACTAAGACATTCTCTACCTGCTCACGTTTCTTATTAAGAATCTCATTGTGAGTATATGAATCTACACCTCGAAACTGTACTATTTTATTTCTTTTAGAGAACTCAGTTACAAGTGTATTAACTACATTTGGAATAATAGGATAAAACTTTAATTCAAGAGCAGAAGGATCCTCTGCAGTAAGTTGTTCAACTATATCAGTATAATCATTCTCTACTGAAGGAATATAATCAGCTTTGTCGATAATACCAGCAGCGAGCTTATAGTTCTTCATTAATCGTTGAGCATTTCTACGAAGCTGCTTTTGCCCTTGCCACTCTAACCAGTCCATATTCCAGGCAGCCCATTCAGGACCTTTATCGGCAGCTGGTAAAAACTGAACAGGTTGTGTAATCGTACCCATTTTGTTATAATCAGCTTTAGCACCTTTTTTGAGATCTAATGCGTTGTATACCTTCATATTACTTTATGTTCTTAAATGGTGAACGAGGAGGGCGGTTTTTACCACCACCTCTACGCCCAATGTGACGAAAAGGGTTCTTATTTAATTTAAACATTTCCTCTGACTTTTCCAAGTGTTCTCCTGTATCATCCTCAATACGTTTACGATATCCACGACTAGCTTGTTGGACTTTAGCAAAAGCAATTAATGATGCTAATGTAACTAACCTATCGACATTTACTCCATCAGCATAATGCTTCATTTCAACCATAGCCATCTTATCGGGAATCCTAGATATACCATATGTAGTCTTTACTACAGTACCATCAGGCTTAGTTTCGTGATAGATCTCTTCCTTAAGCCACTCAATATAATAACTGAGTAAATGTGCCTTAAATAATGTACCAGCATTTCTCCATCCATAATCTTGATAACTAGTCTTATTAGCTTGAACTTCTTTAAGAAAGGCAATTTGATTCTTAGGAACCAGATACTGCTGTTTTTTCTTAAAGATCATATGTTGAATAAATAATGAGATATTATTCTCAATAATCGTCCAAGAGTTATACCACTGTATAATAAGTTGTAAACGTTTGTGTGTTTTGTTGATGTCATCAAATCTACCACACCAGGCAGCTACGATTTTATCTCCTTCAACGAAATTCTCCATCTCACCATTCTCATCGTACCGAGTAACCTCAATTGGGTTCTTATATATATAAATTGAACATAACGAATCTGAGGTAACAGTCTTACCTTCTGATACGGGGTCAATAGATCCATAATATGTTCCCCACGGAATTTCACCCTCGTCAGGTCTTTCCCAGACTACGATAGATCCAGTTTTATCTTCCATCTTTTTATCTACAGGGAAAGATGTGATAGGTGGTTTAGTTGTTTTCTTGACCTTAATGATTTTTTCTGTCTCATCAGTAAAGGATAGTTCAATCAACTCATAAGGATAATCCCCCTCTTCAATATTCCTCTCTTGTTTATCAACCAGGTGTAACGGAAATATAGACTCCTCACGGTAAGCAAAGGCCTCTTCAATATTCTTAGGATGCTGGGAGATACGAAGTCTGTAACGCTCTGGAGAAAGGGTTTTCTTCCATACAGCTCGCATCTTATCAATAGCTGCTTCTGCTTCAATTGGCATTGAGTTACCAAACTTGTCGATATAGGGGTGCATTCCCCATTGCTCCGGAATAAACAGAGCTGTGCGACCGCGTGTACCCTTATCATCCATAAGGTTATGTTCCACAGCGTACATGTTATTAGCGTCAGGGTTTAGCGTGAAATCTTTAAGAGGCTCACAATGTTTCAGCTCACCAACGGATCCTGCAGCAATGAATAGACCGGTAGTCTCTTCACCCGCCTGCATAGCCGGACGCATAAACTCGAATGTCATATCCATGGTAGGAGCAATACCAGCCTCTTCATAGAAGAACATGGCACAGGGTCCACCAACACCTTTAGTAGCGTCATTCTCAAAGGATGTACCGAATAGTGTCCCCTTATTACCCCGCATGGTCTTTCGTCCATGATCATCCTTCATCTCAACTTGTTGTTGCCATTCTAATACACCACCTGGATTCATATCACGGTACCAGGCTGTTTTTTCATTCAGGAAGGATCTATACTCATTCAGGAACTTCCAACTACCACCAAGATTGATATGCTTCTCAAGTGAGGCTCCCATCTTAAGGGTAACTCCACGCTCAAACCAAATTTGATTAAGAAGCTTAGCCATGTGATAATAAGAAGAGGCCATTTGCCGTTTCTTAAGCATGGTAGCATGTTGATAGTTTAATTCAGCTAGAAGTTCATATAGTGACAAGTGATACTGGATATCCCATACTAAAGGAAAATCATAATCTTTCTTCACCTTATCGAAGATGGGTAGAAAGTTTATCCACATATAATATTCTCGAGGTAGATAGAAGGTCTTACCTTCGTTGATGTAAAGAACACCTTTACGACATTTCTCTTTCTCAATATCCCAATACTTCTTCCAGTCTCGGGTCATATAGTTTTCGTAGGTATATATCTCACCATTCTTATTGAAACTTCTTGCTTGTAGGTTGAATTGATATGATGTTTCATCAAACTGATACTGACCTGGCTCTTTAAATAAATCAGTAATAACATCTTTAAACTCATCTCTATGTTGATAGGTCGTGGTAGTCCAATCACCTTCGTTCCAGGTAGGTATTTCTATATATGGTTTTTCCATTATTGTTGATCATAAGCCATATCACCACCACCACGTTTAGTACCTATATTTTGTTCTGCTTCAAGATCTGCTTTAACTTTCTTAAAAGAATCTCGGATGGAACTAAACTTAGAAGCAGTTGCTATAAGAGAATTAATGTTCCCATCTCGACCAGCAGTTATTTCAGCTGTGGATATATAAGTAGTAAGATTATCCATCAGGATTTCTAAACCTCGATAAGCACGAACAGTAGGTGTTACATATAATTTCTCAGCTTCCTCAATAGCCGTAAGGACCTCAGTAGATTCTGTATCAATCTCAATAGGCATAAGATCCTTAAGAACGGCTTCTTCACGTTCTTCTTCCGGCATATTAAAGTAAGGGTTCTTAATTGGATGAGGACAGCTCATATAAAAGATATATGCGTATATAGCAAGATGCTGTTCTTTCTTCTTCCACTTTTTCATAATTGCTTTAAGCCAGTTAATATTATGGCAATGAACTGTGGGTTTTATCACACCATCTTCTAACTCAAATAACTCTATCATGATCTATTAAGTTTTAACCACTTAATCATATTTCTTACTTCATTTTGTAGATAAGGTAGGTCATATTTAACAAGTTCTTTTACTATAGGATCTCCGTTAGGATCTATAGCCGTAATAGGGTAGCCATATTCATCTTCGCTTTCTTTTTCAAATATAATATGATGTATCTCTAATTTACCAGGTTTAAGGTGGTGATTATGTTTAAGCATAATATACATATAAACACTTAATTGAAGAGCATAATGCATTAGATGACAATCGTCTAAATGACTGCATGGTCCTAGAAGTTTCTTTGTGACACCATCGCGTCCTTTGTAACCTTCAGTCTTAATTTCTTTGTTAGTCTTATAATCGTAGAGATCAATACGGTCACCAATCACTTCTACCCTATCCGCTTGTCCACAAACCTTAGCTGATTTTAGATAAACCATGTGTTCAGGATAAATTCCTTCAGAAAGCTTCTGATCAGGAGCAATTTTCTTATCTCCTTCTTCTATGGGACGAATGATTTGTATATCGACATTATCTCTCTCAAGAGTATCACAGGCAATTAGATCTGCTTCACGTTGGTCATGATACCAACTTCCTAGAGTAGTTGCTCTGTTAGCTTCACCTTCCCAGATGTTTTTAATTTCATCTGGAGTAAGTCCGAACCACTTACTGCTTTTCTTTTTAGAACAAGCTTCTGCAATTTTATCTCTCTCAAATGGAGGTTTAAATTTACTTATTAAACTTGTTACACTTGTCCATTCTATATCGGCGTCATCTATACTTGTGTATTTATGGTCATGTGCCGTGAATTCTATTGCCATGTTTTTTGGTTATCACTTTGATTAGGTCTTGAGCTAGTTCCGTACTCTCGTTATCTGAAGAAAGAATCATAGCTGTTAATGTTGCATGTTGATTATCACGTATAATGTTCTTTTTCAATAATTTATCTAGCTGATCAAACTCCTCTTTAAAGATCAGCCGGATCAAATTGTCACGTACATCCGAAGGACTCACGGACGTATAAGGAACCTTGTGAGATTCCTCTATTTGTTGCCTAAGGCCTTTGCCAATTAATACTTCAAAATTATCAGTCATGATGTCCATCATCATATCCGATGCTTTCTTTGAGCTCATCTTCTTCTGTTTGTGTTATTACAGGGTTCCATTTTGGATCCTCTTCATTACCGCAACCTGATGATAAAGATCTTAGTTTTATATGTAAGGAGCAACCGCATTGTTTACAACAAGGTTGTGTGCCTGCTATTTCACAGTAAGTTCCTTCTACATCTAAATCTATACATGGTGCACAAATTTTCATTCGTTCTTTAACTACTTCTTCTACGTCTTCCTTCTTAAAAATTGAGTTTTTAATGCCTTCAGCTATCTTATATCTATTTTCCCAGATTTTTCCTAATGTATTCATCTTTAATCTTTAAATGGTCTTTCTTACGTTGCGTCTCTTCATCCATAATCTTTTTTAATCTTAATGTTTTCTCTAGACGTTTCTCAACACTTCTAATAATTGCTACTTGTGAGAATTCTTTTTTATCTAAGGTATTTAAATATTGTTCATACTTATTAATTAGCTTGGGAATTTTATTATTTCTCACCTTGAAAGACCCAAGATTCTCTACTTGGATATTTGGTCCTCGCATTTCTACAAGGGTTCTTCGAACATCTTCATAGAAGAAACTTATAACATCCTCAACTATAGTTTTATCATAGTTCAACTCATCTGCCGTAGGTTGAATAAAATGTTTACTGTTCTTAGGTAGCAATGTGTGCGATTTTATAGTCCAACACTATTGTACCCTCAAATAACATCTGAAGGTTAGGACTAACCTGAATCTTTTTCCGACTAGTTCCTTCCTTATGAACCAAAGCATTATCATATGCCTTCTTAATAAAGTTTCGTACAGTCTGAGCGCTTACAAAGATTCCTATCTTGTGCTCATTCTTATTGTAATCAGCACCCATCTTGTTCTTAAGGAGTTCATCTGATACTTGAGGCAATAAACAAAATTCAGCTAGCTCATAATCACCCAGTTGTCCTAAGATAGTTAAACAGTCTATCTCTGCACGACTAAGCATAATACGATTTATAAAGCAATGGGTGATTAGTTGATATCGTATGACATCATCAAGATCCATTCTTACTTTCTTTGTTACTACTTTTGCTTTAGCCATACTACAGGGTTAGCAACATATCAATTAGCTCAGGTTGAGGAAAGTTGTCATATTTATCCTTACGAACGTTAGTATGAGTAAGTAACCCTTTTACGTTACCTTCATATGCCTCTTGTTGAAATTCAAAGGCCTTGTTACCTCCATACTTGTGGATCCACTCCACTAATCCTACCTTGAGGTCAATATTGTCTCTTTTAGCAATATGAAGCAAAAGCTTTCTGGTAGACTCAATTTGAGCATCTGAATATTTATGCCATCTGTAGAATCCACGGAACTCTTCATCTAATTCAGATACTTGATTTTTAATAACTGTACCGCCTACATAGGTTTTACCTCCTTTAAGATATCCAAAAGCGCAGATCTCAATTCCTACTGAATGACGACGCATATGATCAGAACCAACGCGACCTAAATGCCATCCTTGACATCCTTCCGGAAATGCCTGGAGAACTCTACCGTCATGCTTATCAGCATTAGTAGTAACTTTCTGTCCTCCTATTACGAATTCGGTAGCTACACGTCCACGACTATCTCTTCCCCAAGAATCAATAACGCGATAGGGGTTTTCCCACCCGGCTGTGTGATGGATGAATACGTAATCGTTGTCTTTTCCGTTCTTGGGATTTTCAATGTACTCACCTCGAGGTAAATGATAACGTTCTATCTGAAGACCATTATCCAACTTGTAGAGGTTATTAGATATATCCGTATCTAATATACCCATTTCTTCCATGGTATCTGGACCTACTATACCATCTGGATTTAAACCATGTGCTAATTGCCATCTTTGAACAGCTGCTTTGGTCATAGGGCCAAAGTCTCCGTCTATAAGCACACCTATTTCTTTCTGGATCTCCTTGATAAGATCTTTCTCTCTTGAACCTTCTTTTATATACATGAGTTATGAGTTTGCGAGTTTACGTTTAGGCTTTTCTTCAGATGAGGTTTCATCTTCTGGTTTAAGCTCATGTTTATCAGCATCGGCTTTTGCCGCATCTTTAGCTTGAGCTTCTTTAAGACGGGTCAACTCCTCTTGATATTCAGGATGAGCTTTTAGATATTCAGCTTTCTGTTCATCTTCCCAGTCAACTGGAAAGCCGTCATCTCCTATTTCAGGGCGCTCTTGCTGTTGATTTACTGGATTCATGATTTGAGCATACTGTGCTATTGCAGTTAACTCACGTAACTTACCTTCTTCAACCTGCGCTTTCAGGTCGTGATATTGAGCTTCTATTTTAAGTAGTTGAATTTCTTCCTTATAGTATTTAAAAGCCCTAGCTCGTATAGCTTTAATTTCTTCTGGGGTAATGTTTTTTTGTTCTGCTTGTGTATCGTTGGTTTCTGACATATGACTGACTTTTAGTTAAACATATTAGCAAATGTAATAATAAAAGTTTAAACCTACTAGGTTTTAGGTGGGTCAATTACGAAAGGAGCCGACATTACATCGACTCCTTTTATTTATGGAAAGAAAGAATTATTATCCAAATACTTGTAGTCTATTTCTACCTGCACGGTTATCCCCTATTACACCAGGAGCATTAATAGGTAAGTGATTAATGTTACCTTCCCATGGGGTTTGTATAATAATAAAACATGCTACACATGGGTTAGGAGCTCCGGGAATTTCACAACAGTCACAAGGAGGGTCTACGTTTTCACAAGGATCTTCTCCACCAGTTGCTGATTTAACACCTATAATATTTATTCCTTTAAGATACATTACGTCTCTGCTGAGCTCGTTAAGTTCATATGCTCTACGTACATTATTATGAGTATCTACCCATTCTTGATTAGTTACTACACCTGAAGCAAGAGTTGTACCATCAGAAGCTAACATAGTTGTTTCAAGCTTAAAGAATCCATCTGTACCATCTACAGGATTAGTTCTAGCTCCAACAACATCTGCTTCATATACTGAGGTAATTTTCCATATACAACCAGATCCATCGGCAGGAGGACATTGTCTACCTGTCACTAAAGCCCAATGAGTAGTTCCTATTACAGCAGCATCTGTAGCAGCTCTAACAGCTTCAACCGTGTCTGCAGAAGCTATCTCAACCTTGATGTAGTTTATAGTACCCCCAGCAGCAAATGTAGGAGCTGCCCCAACAGCATCTACCTCATACCAGAATACATCCCAGTTATCAGCAGCAGTGTTATAGTTTAATGCAAAGTATCTTCCAACATATTCTGTGAAATCAGGACATGGATCTAATTCTGGTGGGCATTCAAAGTATTTAGTAGACTGTACTGTAAATCCGACAGCTACTTGTTCTTTAGTCCCAGCATCTCCTTCTATTTGACTGATTAGACGAAAACCTGTACCTTCTGTACCTAAAGTGGTAAGAGGTCTACTATATACACCAATTCTATTGAAGTAGTCGTTATTTCTTCTATTTAAACATAAGTTAGGTGATCCTGGAGGACAATGTGAAGTATCAAAAATAATTTTACTAAAGTAATCTGAAACATCTACCATCTTATAAAATAGATCTACCATCTTCTGAAAGTTTAGCCAGGCATTGGCAGCTCCCATATCAAAAGCATTCATCTTATAAACAAAGTTCTTTATGAAGGCACTAGTCTCTGCATTCTGTCTGTAGCTAAAAACCTCACTATTTTGAAGAGCATTTGTAATACCCTTAATCTTATTATTTCCACCATTACCAAACTCTTTAAGAGTAGGTCCTTTATTATCTAAGGCATAGAAGAAATCTTCTGATCTAATCTCATTATCACCCCAACTTCTCATCTTCTCAAAGATCACCGCTGCAGCCTGATTATTCAAATACGGATTTCTAAGACGTACCAGTTCCTGAAAGTTTGGTAGTAATGCTGTAATGAATGGACCCGGTTGTTGTAGTAATAAATTTATAGTAGCCATTATTATATGTATTAGTTAAAATGTAAATATTAGTTTCCATTTACCGTCTTTGTAATAAAACCCGTTAGTCTCTACACGATAAGGTTTATTATCAGTAGCTATCCAAAACGAATCACCATTGATAATTTCAAGTCTAGGGCGTATGGTATTGCGTTCTTTCTCAAGATAAGGTATCCATTCTTCAGAGAACTTTTTTACACTATCAATAGCGGCGTCAACATTATGCTTAATATCCCCCATTACGATATGTACTCTATCCGATTGTACACCCATCTCTTGTCCAAGAAGTTCTCGAAAAGGGATCTTAGCGTCTTCTTTATCCTTAACTTCTTTTTCATGAACTGCTATTTCAGCTTGAACTTCTAGTTGAAGCATGGGTAGTCCCAACTTCCATATAAATAAGAAAATAGCACCATACTCAAGAATCTTCTTACCTATTGAAAGTATGATATTATCTCCGAAGAGAGCTTTCTTGATATTGTCCTTATTCGTGACCATTTTTATTCTTACGTTTTTTCTCACGTATTTCCATTATTTTAAGAATAACGGTTAGTATACCCACGGTAATACCTATACCTAGGGCTATAAAAGATAAATAGGGTGTTAAAGTTTCCATAGTTGAATTACGAGTAATCAGTAATGCTACATCTGTTTGAAAGGATAAGCCAAGAACTCCAGATCCAATAGAAGTTCCTGCTCCTATTAATGGTTTTCTTTGTAATACGCAACAGAATGAATTCATATCATTATTTTTTATTTACTTCTTCTAAATGATCACAATAAGCTAAAATATCCTTATGCTTAAAACTCCATTTAAGATTAGAACATTCAAGTAGCTTAGCAAACTCTGCATCTTCAAGGTTAACCTCAGCTTCTACTTCCACATCTTCAAGTTTATCTTCAACCTTAAGTCTAATTCTCATTTCAGCAGTTGTCCAACCTCTTTCTGGTGGAATATTTAATGTAAGTAAGGCAAGATCCGCATAATTAAGTGTTCTTAATTCTATAGTAGGATCTGAGCTTATTTGTTCAGTGATTTTTGTACTCTTATTAATTATTGTCTTCATTTTGTTGGTTTATTCCTGTCGGAGTCATGTCTTATTAATTATTGCTTTAATTCTCTAATATTTCCACATCTATTAGAATCATAATCTTTGCAAACTGTTGGCCTATCCTCGTAGATCGTACACTCCATTTTGTTGTCAAGCAAAATACAGTTGCGTACACTCCATTTTGTTGTCAAGCAAAATACAGTTGCCAGTTGTTCCTTTTTTTATTGTTGCAAAATTATCTTTATACATTTTCTCTAATAATAAAGCGTGTTTTTTATACTTTGGGTTCTTAATTAAAAAAGCGTCAATATTCGTTGCCATTTTATCTGCTAAACCCAACCTTAATAGCCTGTCGTATTCAGATCTATTAACTTCAACCTCTAACCTACAACAAGCTGAGTTGACACATTTCAAACAATCCACCATCAAGTGAATTTTTGTGCTAATATTCTACCCACTATTATTGTATTAATATCTTCGTTGTCATTATTTACGTAAACCGCGATTACATCAGTAGCCACTAAGCCGTCCATTGCGAAGGTTAATTGGATACTTTGGTTTTCATTTTTCTTGGCAAAGTCCATAGTTACGGAGTTCGTTTCTTTTACTCCATTTTTAAAAAGCATAATACTCATAGGCTTCATGTCACTACCTCCAATGTCCACGCTAATCATTGCGTAGAAAACGTAGTCTCCATCCTTCCCAGCTGGAATAGTATAGGTTAAACTCGGCACGGCTTGGTCTGAAACACTTGCTCCAACAGTACCGCTTGTGATTAAAACCTCTGCTTTGAAATAAGTTCCTCCACCTCCTCCAGTAGAAGGATCTGCATCTACCCATACAGCAGCTCCAACTGTTGTATCTTTAATATAGAATACATCTTTAGTTGCAGTATTTCTATGATAATCTCCAGTTTGATACCCTACACTTGAATCTGAATTTACTGTTGGATCTACATCATCTTCCCATGTAGTTGATCCTGTTCTTATTAATGCCATATTTTATCTTATTAAGTCCATTCACCAGGAACAATAGCCTCAAGATCTGCTTCAAGTGTTGCTGAAAAATCAGAATTTTTAGAAGAACTCATTGCAGGGGTAGGACTATAATTTTTAGTTCCACTATTAAAACCTCTACCTTCTAATTGATCCCAAGGACAATTATTCCCTGAACCATTTTTTACGCAAACATGTATAGTTAAAAGGTCTACGTTATCTGATTTTACATAATGAACTTCATGCACTTCTAAGCTAAAAGGTTTAGCTATAACATTTCCGTTAGAGGTTTGACCTGTTGCTGTTATTGTATATGTTTTTAAAGACATGCTTTATATTGTTTAATTATCAATTATGGTAAAGGTACAAATGTAGGTGAGCCAAAATTATCAACTTTCAATTGCCATCTTGTAGCATCAGGAGATTCAAATATATAACCGTTTGTTGATCCAGTTGTTTCAACATCACCACTATAAACAGTAAGCCTTGAGGCTGGGTTAACTGCTCCTGATGCTGGATTTATACCAACATGTTGATCAGAATCATTAATAAGCATTGCTAAAGTAAAAGTTGGTGAACTTGGATTATTATTCCAATCCGTACCAAATGTCATTACTCCTGTACTTACAAAAGATGCTTGAGCTGCACTTGATAACATTCCTGCCCCGTCACCATCTCTATCAGCATGAAATCCTGCCCATAGTCCTGAATTAGTAAATTGTGTAGTTGATTGAGCATTTTGAAATAAATACGAAGATGTTGCATCTCCCATTCTTGTAGCCCCTCCCTGAATACCAATCTCAGCAAATCCGTCACTTCTAAATTTATGATGTGGAGTACCACTAAGATTTTCAAAAACAGCAATCCAAGTTCCGGCTGTATCTCCAATACTTCTTACATTAAATGTTTCAGTAGATAAACCTAAAGATCCTATTCCAGCCGTTCTTGCATTTGTAAACTGAGCAACAACTTGAGCTGAACTATTATATAATACAAGTGGACCTCTACCAGGGCCATCATCAATTCCTTTTATCTGAAGTTTATAATCAACAAGAGGTGCAGTAACACCAATTGTTACACGACCTCTACCTGTTGAAGCAGTTCCTGCTAAAGCTCCTACATCTCCTAAAACTACATCTCCATCATTGTAAAATGTTGCTGCTACAATGGAATGATCTGTATTACCTATCTCTACTGCAGCTATGTTATTACTGCTATTAAATCCAGAAAATCTTACAGGAAGCGTAGTTGGAGTAAAAAAGTGAATAGGTCTTATAGCTGTTTGCCCTACTCTACCTATTCTTAATCTACCTGTTAAGGGGACATCAATATCAATGTTCTATCAATGTTCCAATCAAATAATCCTAATGTTGTTGTATGATCAACCGTTAATGAAGAAGATGGACCATATATTCCAGAATCACCTAAATCTGCTATAGTAGCAAATGGATTTGCTGCAGCTGGTGATGCTGCATTCATAGCTGCATCATATTGATCTTTTCCCAATACTCTTAAGATGTCCATATTATCCTACTGTTGATATTAGTAATTCACTTGTTAAAGCATCATATGCTATTGCAGCATATAAATCTCTATTACTTAATTCTGGATAAGTTACAAGCTCACCAGCTTCTAATACAGCACCATTTACATTGGTATTAGCAGCTCCTGCATTAAAAAAAGATATTGTTCTTTTCCCTGCTGCTACTGAACCAGCACCTGCTCCTGTTACTCTTGTTAAGCTTGTTACAACACCAGTAACAGCAGTTGTATTAGAAGCTATTGTCGAAAGTATAGTTGTATCATTTAGATATCTAATAGGTAAAGTAGGAGCACCGGGTACTGTAGATCCTGCTAAGAAATATATGGGTGGATCGAATATGCCGGTATCTGTGTTATACACTCTTACTTCTAGCCACGTAATAGGGGTGCCTGCAGAATCTTGAACTAACTTGGCCTCATACTCTCTGGTTCCAAGCATGGTAATAAGACCACTAAAACCTGATATAATAGCATCTGTAGTTTGTTTCTGAGCTAATAAGGATCCTAGTTGAAAAGGCATATTATTACCTTTATTTCCTTGACTTTTAAGATTAGCCACAGAGGACGATCCGGGTGACTGAGTTTGGTTAGATGACATGTCTTACGATTTACAGTATATTATAATATAGCCAATCTTTCTCTCAAGTCCAAATAAAAAGGTCAGCACTTTCATGCTGACCTAATCTCTTTGCAAAACCATTCCCATATGCACCGTTACTAAGTAATGGCATACTGCTGGGTTTATGCACGGATATATTCAAATGGACTTCAGGTTAAGGTAGTAATACCCCTCAAGTTGCAGACAATATATCTTAAGCATGGTTTGCCCCACCCTTCCCAAGAGATCGGGAAACGGCTTGTTAGCAGTATATAGTCCACACTTAGCCTAAGACTCCACTGGAGCCTTAATGATATCGATGTAGTATTCGCGTCCTTCTTCGAACAGCTCAAGCGCTTTAGCTCCTTTATCAATACCAATGTTGAATTGACCATAAGGAGTGTATTCAGAAAACTCTTTATTCTCAGGGCTCCCATCAATGACAACCTCCATTTGAATGTTTCGAGAATCGCCTGTTACATTTTCCGAATCAACATTATTACATCTGAATTTAGCCCGAACCTTCTGGACTTTAGAAATTGAATCTTTCCAATTTTCAACATCAGCATGATGAACCTCAGCTAATCGTAGCTCAAGAATTTCATGATCCTGAAAGTTTGGATTGTTCTTAAATCGTTCACGTCTTTCTGCAGAAAGCAGATATTGACCAAAGGACGTGAGATCCTTGGTATTGAATGTAGTTACCATCTTCGTTAGTTTTCATGGTAATGTGACAATATCGTCACCATAAAGATAACAAAAAAATATTAGGGTGTAAGACGGGACTCGAACCCGCACCGACCAGTACCACAAACTGGCGCCTCGACCACTTCGGCTTCCTACACAGATCCCAGAGCAGGGTTCGAACCTGCATTCTATGGCCCAAAACCACATGTCCTGCCAATTAGACGATCCGGGATTATAGATCCTCCTGTCAGAATCGAACTGACTATCCTCTGTTTACAAAACAGTTGCTTCGCCAGCAAAGCTTAGGAGGAATATAATTACTGCTGGGTATGATGATACAAGTACTCGGTACGGGGATCGAACCCGTGTTTTACCCTTGAAAGGGGCACGTCCTGTCCAGCTAGACGAACCGAGCAGATCTCCTCTACTGGTTCCTCTAGTCCTGATACTGATATGTTAAATACGTTGTTCATTTTAACTCGTGTTAACATGTTGTTGCGGTGGGCGGGATTCGAACCCGCGTCCTAGGCTTATGAGACCTGGCTGGGGCCAACTCCAGTCTACCCCGCAATATATTTTGTACGCCGCGTGGGTCTCGAACCCACTACCCCCGCCTTAAAAGGGCGGTGCTCCTCCAGTCAAGCTGCCGACGCATGTGTGGGCCTTGCCGGGATTGAACCGGCGACCTTCGCATTATGAGTGCGCTGCTCCGACCAATTGAGCTAAAGGCCCCCTAGGGTTTTATGGCGTGTTTTATTTTCATGTTTAAACTTACGGTGTTTATTAAACTTATTATGTGTAGAGAAGGAGAGACTCGAACTCTCGATGAAGACCTTGTAAGGATCCCGCTTTTGCCGCTAAGCTACTTCTCTATATGTTGGTACAGCTGGAATCGAACCAGCGATCTTTATCTTATCAGGATACTGCCCTACCGCTAGGCCATGCACCAATGTTGCGACTCTGGTAGGGTTCGAACCTACGTGCTCCTGATTAACAGTCAGGCGCTAAACCGACTCAGCTACAAAGTCTTGTGCAGTCTTTCCTCGCTGTCACCAAACACTTGAAGGGTGTGAATTGGTTTTCCCTTGCAGGCCATACGGGACTTGAACCCGTGATCTCCGCCGTGACAGGGCGGCGTCCACTCCTAGCTGGACCGATAGCCTATTTTAAAATACTCACTACCAAGGCTCTTACATACGCCAACCCGTGACAAAGGTTGGTGAGGTACTCACCCTCTCCTTAGTAACCCGCCGGCGTCACTCCAACAAGCCGTATTTTTGTGCAGTATGCAGGTCTCGAACCCACTCCCTCTGGTTGGAAGCCAGACGTGCCACCGTGTAACACTTATACTGCAAGAACGTATATACAATATCGTATATCCTATACACGTCTTCCGGAACATATATAGAAATCTCATGTTTCTATACACGTTTATTGTGAAGGCGACGAGATTCGAACTCGCGTAAGAGCTTCAATAGGTTAAGTATTCCTAGTGAATGTCGCTCCCTACTTACTTAAGGTAAGGTCGACTACTCATGACGAAGACAGGTATGAACCCAGACTCCCGCTAAACCGCTTAGCTACGCCCGCATATATTGTGGAGCTGGTGAGAATTGAACTCACAACCGTCTGCTTGCAAAGCAGGTGCAATAGCCAGTACTTGCTACAGCCCCAGGTGGGAGCGTTTTTGGTGAGAACCGCCCGGAAAACTCTTGCCATTTCTTTTAATTTTCAGGTTGTGGTGGCAATCAACCATCCTGCTAGTCTAGGTGGCAAGATTCGAACTTGCGGCCTCATGCTCCCAAAGCACGTAATCTACCAGACTGATATACACCTAGAGGCAAAAAAAAACTCCCTCAGTTGCCTGAAGGAGTTTAGTAGGTTATATATCGGTTAGATATTACACAACACCTTCAGGCAGTCGGGGATCTTTCCCTTCCACTTGATTAATCGCCATCGGCGTTATATGTTGTGCTAGTCTCATTAGTAGCTTAGTTTTTTATTATAACGGGTCAAAGATAACAAAGGTTGCTAAACTTCCAAAGTTTTTCTTAATTATTTTTTGTAGCCCCACTGAGAGTCGAACTCAGAGTCGTCGGCTTAGAAGGCCGATGCTTTTCCATTTAAGCTATAGAGCTATGTGTACCCCTGCCCGGAATCGAACCGGGATGGACATAATGTCCGTCAGATTTTAAGTCTGGTGCGTCTAACCAATTTCACCACAGGGGCATTAAAGTAGACCGTACAGGAGTCGAACCCGTGTCTGGGAGTTCGTAGCCCCCTGTTCTTCCAATTAAACTAACAGTCTATATGTACCGGCGAAGGGACTCGAACCCTTACGTCACTTAAGACACTAGTTCCTAAGACTAGCGCGTATTAGCCAATTTCGCCACGCCGGCATTAGCAGAAGACGGAAGCCCTGATCTCCAATCCTTGCGGATCCATTCCCTTAGCAGGGGAAGCCTACCCAGGTAGGTTCATCTTCTATATCGAGTCACCGGTCAGATTCGAACTGACGTACCACAGTTTTGCAGACTGGGACCTATAGCCGCTCGGTCACAGTGACTTGTTGCACACCCTCAAGGAATCGAACCCTGTCCTAGCGATTTGGAGTCGCTTTGGCTACCTTAGCCCAAGATGTGTATGCGGAAGACAGAGGACCCGACCCCCGTACGCTTGCGCGTAGCCTAGTTTTCAAGACTAGTCGCGGCTCCATGCCACTGCTTTATCTTCCGTTTGTGGGATAACAGGGACTCGAACCCCGCAAGGCTAAGAGGTTACAGCTCCGGCCAGTATCCTTCCATATCCCATTGTTGTGGAGCCAACTGGTAACGATCCAGTATCTAAGGTTCTTCAAACCCCCGCATAGTCCATCTTTGCTATAGCTCCAAAAAGAAAAAGCCCCTAAGTCAAACGACCTAGGGGCTCTTACATAAATATGTTCTCAACATTACTTTATGCAATCTTCTCCTAGGGCGCCGCTATTGCGGTACCAAAACGAGAGTCTGCTGCATAAATATGTTGCTTTGTTCTTCATTACGGGGCAAATATAGTTAATCTTTTTTATCCTCCAAGTCATAGACGTAAACTTTATGCTCAAAGTTGTGTGCTTGAGTATATTCAAACACCATTCCAGGAGAGTATCTTCCAGAGTTCTCCACGAAATAGGAGTACATCACAAATTCCGAGCATACCATCTCGCGCTCAGGATCCTCATCTTTGAGCCACTTGCCTGTAAGCAATCCCCATGGGGCTCGGATCAGTAGTGTTACAAAATCATATCCAGTCACACCAGACTTGCCCATAGCTCTCATACAGATCTCCTTTTGTCTGGGCTTGGCCAGTTCACGACGAGCAACTATGATCTCGTAGTTGTATTTCTTAAGCCAAGCTTCAAGAGGGCGGGGATTGGTACCATCCTTCTGAGAATCAATTACACACATCACACCCCAGATCTCAATTACCATGGCAGTGTGGGAGTACTCGCTTTTGGTAGCCCATTTGATAAGTCTACTTAAAAGTCTCTTACCTGAGCAGTGCAGGATATCTCCTGTCTTTAATTCAAAGTTTGCATTCATATATATAACATACAACATTCTAGGCATAAAAAAAACCCCAGCAGGAGCTGAGGTTCTAAAAATTTTTGATATTACTGATTACGCAGGATTTCTTTCTCGTCCCAGTCTAAAGGTACAAGCTTGCGGGATGTAACTGGAATCGCATCCAGATCCGTGTCTAATGTGCCCTCTCCACTTTCAAAGATCTCGGCAATCTTAACTCCAGGAACAAAAGTCAAAGCTTCAGCAATAACCGACTGTTGAACTTCACTCTTATTATCTGAGTATGTTCTATGAACGCCTGTGTCATTTAATTGTTGAGTAGTCACCTGAACTACGCATCCCACTTGCGGGATCTCCATAGCTTTGGTTGACTTCATCCAGCCTTCTTTCTCTGAAGAAGCTTTGCAAAGTAATTTGAACATGTCGCCATCTCCCCAGAACTTAATGTCCTTGACATTTTTCGTGGCACCGTTGGCGGTGGTGTTGTGTAGTGATTTGTTACTCATAATCTATGTTGGTTTTTGTATTAAAATTTTTGCTGTCACGCACATCTCTGAGTGTTTTAGTTTTTTATGGAGTGCAATACTCTCCGGATCATTTTTCATCTTCACCTGACATTTTGGACATTGGTAAACCATCGTTGTCTTCTTCTTCCACGGGTATTGCATTCTTAAGTCGTTTGATTTTCTCTTGAGATATGAGGTATTCAATATACGGACTTTTCTGCATAATGTTACTACCAGTTCGTGTTTTTACAGTAAACAATTTATTATCCAGGTTTTTATTAAGAGTCACCCGCATTTGTTTTTCCCAATCTTCTGGAGGGTGTCCTGTATTAAACTGTTTATTCGGAAAGAAACCCATGGTCTATATTTTTAATTAGATCTTGTTTTGGCATAGGAAGAACTTTACCGTTATTCACACGATACCATCTACCCCCATATTTAAATTCATATCCACCATCTCGCATACATAAAAACAATTCCACTCCATCATCAGATATAAACCTGATTGTATTGTAGACTTCCTTGACACTTATCATGCCTTGTTCATCTATATCTAATTTCATAATTCTGTTATTAAGATTCTTACTTGTTGGGGTAGCTCCGAAGTAGGAGCCAAGTTAATTGCCAGGATCGTATGTGCATCCGGGAATGACTGGATCCTAAACCACTCCCCCCTATATTGTATATGCTGGCCAATATCATACCTGCTCATAATCTTAGTATACTTCATTTGAACACTACCCATATTACTTTTGTTTGTATAAGCACCCATACATTAACATTATAATCACATTTAAAAACGTGTTACAACAAAGTATAAAAACAATAAAAAACTAAAGTACCTAAAAAATACCCTATTACTATACCTATTAAAACATTCATTGCATTTCTATCTTTTTGCGTACTCATATCTTTATTTTTTAAAAGTTCTTATACTAAACATTATAAAACTGTTATCAGCATAAGCACCAATATAAACGTAATGTAAAACAAGATAATACGTAAATATAATACTTTTTACAAAAGAGATTCTAGACAACTGCTCCCTACTCCGTAATCTCCCATATCCTATAGAACATAAGACAAACTATACCTATACCAATACAAAGGGTACGCATGGTGCACTACCTTTTAGAACCTACGGCCAGATCCTAGCTCTGGTGTATATCAAAAAAAAAATAATATATATTTTTTAGCTATTGCACTTATACACTATACAAAACGGACATAGAATATTATACGTGGAATGGAGAGTGAGGGGTCTTTCTATCGAAAGCCCCATGGAATTTTAAATTCTTGGGGACCCCCCACTTGGCTAGCTCGCTCAATTCTTTCGCTCGCAGAGTGTAGGGAAAAGCATGCTTTTCCTTGGAAAGGTTCCCTCTGGTCACCTTCCCTGCCTACCCACCTGCCGCACCTCTCCTGCGTCGAGGCTTGCCCACACTAGGCTCCCTCGCTGCGCTCGCTCGCCTGCCATATCTAATGTCCACGACTTTTGGTCGTGTACGCCAATTACCAACCCCTTCTAGTAATCAAAATTAGAAATTATGATTACACTATCCTACACACACGGTTACCTCACACAGGACGGCAGATGCATGCTCGTCTACATTGTTCATGGAGACGAGGCAGCCCTTGCCGCCTTCCGTGCCCGCGCTACTTCCTTTGGGCGCTTTCGCTCGCTTCAAGAGAAGCGACTGGCCATCAACGAACACAAGCTGTTCATTGAACGTCCAGACCCTGTTGCGCATCCCCGCGCATTCCAGCACTTTGTCCAAAGGTACAGCAACGTTACAGAAATGAACGTCGCTGACCTATGGCCAAGACTCACCCGCAACTAGGAAAGACCTAGTTGCTCATTCACTAACACATCTCGTCATGAAATACTATCGTATCACATTCCTCGATCCCACGACTGATACCCTGAAGGTTATCATTCGCGCTGCACACTCGGTATGGCATGCTATAGAACTTATCTATAGCAAGAACCATTACCTCCAGCCAGACCGTTCACAGTATAAGGCAAAGAGCCTTAACTGATCACTTCACCGCGACCTCGCTGTCGCACAACACCTTATCACATGAAAGATATAAACATCTTCCAGCTCAAGGTTCGCCTTGACACCCAGCAATTCGTTCATGCCTTAACGAATGGCGTCCCTGGCTTTATCACGAACCAGCACAAGTTCTACTACTTCACCCGTGAAGAAGCAGAACGTGCCCTGGTTTTCCATGCCAAAGGACACACCGTTACCCTGGCATGTCCTTTCGGCTCCGTGGCCGACACCGAGTTTCTCATTGCTACTACCTGTAGTATCAAAGAGAAGTCCCTGTCCGACATCATCTGGAGTAGTCCAGTTGACGTCTCACGCGTCCCACCAGCAGCCATCGATCCTAATATCGAGTGGCCTGCTGGCGATGACTAGCCCCTATTCCGCCCATGAGGACTCTTTGCGAGTCCTCATCCGGCACACGGGTGATGTCTTTTGGACATCACCCAAACCAACCCCTTCATGTTCACGATGAGATAAAGAATCTCCTCGTTTCACCAACCCGCAGCCTCGCCGCTGCACAATACTCAACTTATGTCAAAAGACAACATTGACCATTGCACAGACCTCACAGACGAAGAAAATGTACAGCTGAGCTGTATTTCCTACGTATGTGACAACGACGCCGCGATAGGCCTTGTCCTTGTCCTAGAGGCCAAGGAAAGAGCCATCGCTAAACGGCGCTACCCACTTGCCGCTGCCTTTCGTGACCTCGAGCTGAAGCTCAAGGCTCAGAAAGACAGCTAGCCTACGCCAAACCACACGAGAGCACCGCAGGGGTGCTCTCACCTTGGCACAGGTTAAAACTTTTGGTTTTAACCTAAACACCAACCCCTGCATGTTCCTGTGGAGATAAAGAATCTCCACATTCACCAATCTCACAAACAATTAATAATTATGAAAATTATCAATCTTATTGCCACGATTCACCCGACTCTCCCTTGCTACGTTTCAGCCAAAGGTAATGATACCTTTGTCTATACCGTAGAGGGAGACGCCGCTTCCCTTAAGGCTTACAAAAAAGCCAAAGGGAAGTACTACCGCGAAGAAGATGGCGTTGCCCTATTCTTCACAGTAGATTTCTTCGGAGAATCAGGAAACCTGATTATCACGAAGAAAGGCAATGTCATCCCCGACAAGTCCGCGTACAAGAAAGCTGCTTCGCTAGCTTCCCAGTTCGACGGCCCTCTCGGAGAGGCCATTGCGCGCCAGTTCGCAGAACAGTTACTTGGGAAGGCCCAAGCACCTGCTCAGTCGAACTCCGTGCCTACTAAAACTGCTCCAGCTGAAGAAGCTGAAGAGTTGTAGTAGCACCACACAAGAACGGACAATACCCTTTGGGGTATTGTCCTTTTCTTTTTTCCCTCACACACTGGTGTTCGCTATGCTCACGTCATGTTAGCTAATGACTTATGTGTCATTAGCGGTACTGACGTACAAATATTCTTTACATAATTTTTACTATCATCCGCCTCTCATTACTCGCTCTAAATTCGTATATTAGATACATGGCAAAGAAAGTACCTCAACGTAGAAACAAGAACGCAGGCAAATCCACTGGGACATCCAAGTCAGCCAGATACTTCGCATCCAACCCAGAAGCTCGTGCTAAGAAGAATGCATACAACAAGAAGTATCACTCTACGGCGGAACGTAAGAAGTACAGAGCAGAACTCAACGCGGCGAATGACAAGTCACCTACTAGTAAGGATACAGATAAGTCGCACACAAAGTCCGGTAAGCTGGTTAACGAGAAACGCTCTAGTAACCGCGCACGTAACGGCAAAGGTTCTAATTCCAAACGTAAGTAACGTAAGCAACGTAAGCACCACTCTTCTCCCAACCCCCTCTTGTATTTGAGTTCGTGGGATTGCAGGTGAACCTGTAGTTCGTGATACTCCCAATAGTCGTGATAAGAATCCAAGCACCACACTTAGACGTTTCCCTGCATTAGCGGGCTAAACAGTTAGTATCCACCCTCGGAACGAGGAAGACTAGGATTACAATAATATCATACACTGGGAGCATTCGTGCCAGATCATCCGCATGAGCCACACAAAACAAAAGTTAAATACAAAGTTAAAAAACAAATGTTATGCTAAGAATTAACGAAAAAAGCACGTATGTAAGTGCAAATGGAAATGACACGTTCGTGTACGAAGTGTCTGGTACTGATGAAGATCTTAAGGCTTATAAGAAAGCTAAAGGTAAGTTCTGGAGAGAAGAGAATGGTACGCCATTGTTCTTTACAATAGACTATGTCGGACCACGAGGTTCATTAATCATTACCTCTAAGGGGAATGTGATTGCTGACAAGTCTGAATACAAGAAGGCTGCTTCATTGGCCGGACAGTTCGAAGGACCGTTAGGAGAAGCTATTGCTCAGCAGTTTGCTGCTCAGTTGTTAGCGGGTAACTCTCCTAGCTCGAATTCTAATACTGCAAGCGAAGCTTCAGTAAAGGATGAAGGAACTGCAGAAGAACTGTAGTATAATAAGTAAATATTAGGATGTGTAGTGTATTCTACACATCTTACATACTTATTGTGTTCGTATGTAAGAAAATACTACGAACTAGAGGAACGAAACGTGCATGGGAGTGAGGCGTACAGCCCACCCCCATCACTTTCATCAACCTCACCAAACAGTCGAACTCTCCTACTCCAGATAAGATTATTATATGGTTATAACTATCACCTAATACACATAACAATGAAAATACTATATCCTACATCACCTACAAAATTGAAATACAATCCATATCCTTTGATGGTTGTTAAGATCACTGACTCAGAGTTCACAGGATACACTGTTCTTATAATAAGTAATAACGGTAATTGTTCTATTAACACTTATGATACCTATAGTGACTATGAAGATCTTCTTATAGAAAGGTTGCTAAAGGACTACCGTTTGGTAGAATACGGAAATATCTTTGATGCCATGGAAGGTGCTAAAGAGTATTACTCTCTTATGGAGTATCACACAGAGATGAACCGGATCCTTACAGAAGAATTAAGTATCCCGTGTATGAATGACATGGAAAGAGAAGAGATTGAAGTGGAGTATTTATATGATGAATACTTACAGCAAATAGAATATGAACAACAGGCTTGCCTTAACGGACGAGAAGATAACCGCGCTCTATGATAAACGCAATCAAAGCATTCATATATACAGTACTCACACTTGGTGTATACCTAGGGTGTGTAGTACTATCTGTCATTCTATTCCTAGGAGCCATATGCTTTATCATTGGTGACTGGGGAATGTGGCATTCGGCTTGGGCCAATCCATATATAACACGCATTGCTGTATTTACAGTGGTATGCTTGATAGGATACTTTATATATCTATTACTAAGTACCATACCTCCTCATAAGGAGAAACCAAAAAGCAAGCAATCGAAAAATACATACATACCTAAATAAATAGGATGTAGTCAAGTACCTGCATATAATGTTAGGTCTAAAATAAACCTTGACATAGCTTTGGTCTATACGCTAAGAAGACCAGATATTTATCACCCATAGCAATATCTATGG